TACTTCGATTGATACAGAAACGATTACCGATCAAAATGGTAATCCGGTTACCGTAGTAACCAACCCGGACGTTGCGATTGCTTACAGTACTCTTGAAGAAGTATCGCGTGAAGTACAAGCCGAGGGTTGGACGTTTAACAAAGAGTTTAATGTCACGTTCACCCCTGATAATAACGATGAGATCCTGTGGCCAAATAACGTAATCCAACTAGATCTAGCTGATGATCCTAGGTATCCTAGTTATCGAGAAAAGGATACAGTAAAGCGTAATGGTAAACTGTATGATCGCATGAATCATACCTACACTTGGGAAGAGCCTGTCTATTGTGACGTGCTTTGGCTTTTCTCTTGGGATGACTTACCATCACCTGTCCAAGATTACATTACCTGTAGGGCTGCCACAATCGTCTCTAGCAGGCTTGTGGGAGACCCTGGGCAGTACCAGATCCTACAACAGAAAGAAGCCTATGCACGGGCTATGGCAGTAGAGTATGAGTGCAATCAAGGGGACTACAGTATGTTTGGTTATCCCCGTGAAGGTACATACTATCAAAGCTATCAACCTTACAATACCCTGCAGAGATACTGATGGCAGCAGTCACACAAACTATTCCTACTTTCCTTGGTGGTGTCAGTAAACAGACTGACATCAAGAAGCAACCTGGACAAGTTGATGAAATCCTAAATGGCTACCCTGATCCTACTTACGGTCTATTGAAAAGGAATGGTAGTCAGTTCATAGACCTTATCACTGAGGGTACAGCTGGTGAATTTACTGATGGTCATTGGTTCACTATCTCTAGGGATAACGATGAACGCTACATCGGTATAATCACTAAGGCTGGTAATATCCGTATCTGGAATACTGTACCTACAATTAGTAGTGGTGTGCTTAACATTAGTGAAGCTACTATTACTAATAAGACAGATGCAGATGTTGTCTCCTATCTAACTCCGCCTGTTACAACTAAAGGTGTTGATGACTTCCACACCTTTTCTTATCTAGATCAGACCTATATTGTTAATAAAAATAAGACTGTAGCAATGACAGCGAAGAGTGATTACTATCTTCGTACAAGAGCTACGGTTGTTATTGGTAGTATTGACTATGACAATATCTACAAGATTTTCATCAACGGTACTCAATATGATTTCACTACTGTTGATGAGGCTGCTGCTACCACTCGTGGCTATCCTGTAACTTCTGATGAAATCCTTACTGGTCTAAAAGCTGATATTGATGCAGCACTTAGTGCTACCTTTAATGTCATCAAATATGCCAATAGTTTGGAGATTGAAATCAAAGATGGTCAAACTCCATTCACTATTGAAGTAGCTGGTGGTATCCAAGGTGTCTCTCTTACCTGCTATCAAGATGATGTAGTTAGTTCTGCACGTCTTGCTGCATATACCAAACCTGGTAGACGTGTTAAGATCACCAATAGCATTGATGAACGTGCTTCTTATTATGTTCAATTTGCTTCTACTGGTAATGCACCTGGTGGTACTTCTGCAGTTAATGAAGGTTCTGGTTTCTGGGAAGAAGCACGAGGATGGGACATTGATGTAGATGCTAACGGTACTCCTATCGCTACTGGTGGTAAGTTTATCGCTAAACTTGCATCGAGCGGTTTCAATGCTCAGACTATGCCTTATAAGCTGGTTAGCACTGGTACCAATACATTCTCCATTTCCAAAGAAACTTGGGCTTCTCGTTTCACAGGTAATGACTATGGTAATCCTGTACCTTCATTCGTAGGTAGGGAGATTCAGTTTGGTCTTGTTTACAGTAACCGACTTGTTTTCCTCACTCAGGACACAATTGCGATGAGTGTGGCAAAAGACTTTGAGAACTTCTTCTTTACTAGTGCTCAAACAATTATTGCTTCTGACCCTGTAGACGTTGAGACATCAAGCGCTAAGGTTAGTAACCTTTACTGCGCTGTACCTCAGGCACAAGGTCTAGTCCTATTCAGTGAGTACGAACAGTACCTGCTCTATTCAGAAAGTGGTATCATCTCGCCTACTGATGTTATTGTACGTACAATTAGTCAGTATGAAGCAGATAGAGTTATTGCTGCACAAGATACTGGTGACTTCATCGGCTTTGTATCTAAGGTATCTGGTTCTACCAAACTTCTAGGTATGCAAGCACGTGGTAATGTAGCTGCTGCTGATATATCAGAAGTTAGTAGGGTTGCTGCTGGCTATCTACCAAAGGGTCTACAAAACCTTGTTGTTAATGTGCAAGACTCTTTGCTTGCCCTTTATGCCATTGATTCTAATGAGATATTCCTGTACAAGTATTATGCTGCTGGGCAGGAAACAGTCATGCAGGCTTGGTTTAAATGGCAGCTGATAAATCCAATTAAGTTTATTACTGTTATTAACAACTACTTTGTTGCTGTTGTTAAAAGCGGTAATCAATACCAAGTAATTATTCTAGACATCATTCAAAACCTAGATCCCGCTGAAGTAGATGCTAGTCCTGCTATCACTACAACACGTTTGGATCAGGCATTCGTTGTCAAGTATGGTGGTACTATCACTTACAACAGTACCACTAAGAAGTCCACTATTCCTAAGCCTTACGCACACGTTACAGGGAAGACTCCTCTAGTCGTTACCGCGCAAACCATGCAAGATGGCACTGCAACTGATTACAGTACGCTGTATAAGTTGTCTGCTACTCCAAACCCAAATGTTACACATGACTTCATCCTTGAAGTAGAAGTAGATGGTAGTGGTAATTGGTTAGTGCTTGGTGATTGGACAGGTAAAGAGTATGATCTGGTAGCTGGATATAAGTTCAACTTTGACGTAGATCTACCACGGTATTTCTATCGTTCACAGAACAATGTAGATTGGACATCTTCATTGACTATTGCTCGTATGAAGTTTGAGATTGGATTTAGTGGTGCTATTAATTTCTACATTACTCGCTATGGTGCTCCTGAATGGATCTATGTAGCTGGTGTGCAGAATGCTGGATACTACCTATCTAATGCAACACCTACTATTGATCGGACAATTCTTACCGTGCCTATTCATCAAAAGAATACAAACTTTAATCTTAAGATAAACAGCACCTCACCATTCCCGGTATCTCTAAACAGCATGACTTGGGAAGGTCAGTATGCTCCACGTTATTATAGGAGGGCTTGATAAATGGCATTTCCCATAGGGTTAGCTATTGGTCTAGGTGGGTCTCTTGTTAGCGGCTTGTTTGGTGGTGCTCAGCAGAGTGCTCAGAATGCTGCTGCTGAACGTCAAGCTCAACTTCAATATGAAGCCAACCTAGCTAATTGGAATTTTAATAAGACAAGTGCTCGTCGTCAATATAAGTATGACAAGCAGACTGTTGCACTTCAACGGCAGAACACTGAACAGAACTTAGCTTATCAAGAAGCTACAGCTGATCAAAGCTGGCGTTATCAGATGCAAATTCAAGCATTTGATTATGCCAATCAGATGCGTGCCTTTAATAAGTCACAGCAGACTGCTTCTCAACAACTAGGTTTTAATAACCTTGCTTATGACTTTGCATTGCAAGATTCTGCACGTTGGGAGCAAGAACAAAGTGTAATGCTTGACTTTGAAGAGAAGTCAACCATGATGGAGTTTCGCTACAATCAACGTGGTGAAGCTTTGAATATGCAACAAGCAGAAGCTGTGCTACAACAGACTCGTGGTATGGGTCAACTGCAACAGCAGAAAGCTTATGTTGATGGTCTTAAGCAAATGGGTGCTGCTCAAGCAAGAGGTGCTATGGGCATCAGTGCTGAGAAGGCTGCACAAGCTGCTATTGCAGAAACTGGGGCTGTCACTGCTGCTATCATTCAAGATGTTATTAATGGTCAGCAGAATTATGCACTCACCTCAGAAGCTATCAATATGAAGCTTGAGCAGCTTAACGATAACTTCTACATGGATAAGGCTCAGCTTGCTGCATCACGTGTTAGCCTTGCTAACCAAGCTAAAGTCATGCAACGTCAAGCTTCCCTTAGTAAATATCAAGCTGATCTTAATGCTATGGCTAACGTCATGCTTGAACCGATTATGCCCCCTGCTATGCCTAAGCCTTTGGCACTGCCTCGTCCTACACTTCAAGATCCGCTTGAGTTCGATAAGAAGCTGTGGAACAGTGTACGTCCTAAGAAAGGGTATGTTGGTGGTATGAGTCCTGTTGCTGCTGGTCTTGGTCAGTTTGCTTCTGGTGCATTCAATGCTGCACTTAGTTCGTATAATCCAGCTACTAGGTCCTTTACATAATGGCTAAATTTAAAAGTTATGCAAGTCCTACTGGATTCCAACCTATTCAGGCGCCTGATGAATCCAGGAAATATCTAGCACAAGGTCAAGAACAACTGCAAGCAATGCAACGTGCTATGCAGTTTGATCTGGCTAATCGAGATCGCTATGCCAATGCTATGCAGAATGCACAGCAGATGGAGATGCAGAATCGAGAGATGATCTTTAAACAAGATCAACGTAACCGTGCTGCTGTTCAAGATCAAATCAACAATAACTATCAGCAAACCATTCGTGATGCTGATCGTCAAGGTAGACAAGAGATAGCTACTCTTCAAGCTCTTTCCACATTTTCTGATACTGCATTTAAAGCTCTTGGTGAGTTTAACCAGAAGAGAGAAGAAGGTATTAAGCTTGGTGTACAGAAATCTCTTTATGCCCTTGGTCTTGATACTAAAGGTTTGATTGAGATCCACAAGCTAGATCGCAACCTAACAGATCAAGCTCTTAACGAAAATCAGTTCGTTCAGAATCTTCTTAAGCAAGGTGGCTCTATTCAAGATGTCCGCTACTTGATGAAGAACAGTAATGCGAAGTACTGGTCTGAGTCTAGGCAGCTTGCTGAAGGTATCGGTGTTGGTTATGGCAACTTTGTTAATGAAAACTATGAGACAAAGTTCAAGGTTCGTGAAGGACAAGAGATTAGTTATGCTGAAGCTCGCCAAACTGGTGACATAGAAGCACAACAAACTATCCTTTCTCAGCTTCGTTCCCAATATATCAAAGATTCTGGTGCTCTTAATCTTAGTCCTCAAGTAGCTGCATCGTATATCCACCCTTCAATGCGTGCTTTTGAAAGCCAATTGGAACAATCAGCCAATGCTGAGTACCGTAAACTTGCTGATGCTGAAACTCAGAACAACATCACTCGTGGTATCCATCAAAAGATTAGTACTGAAGGTGCTCTAGGTGCTGCTCAGTGGCTGTCCTCCCTTCCTGCTGGTGCTCAGCGTCGTGCTGGTAAAGCTAACCTTCTAGGTTACTTTGCAACTGCTGCAGCTGGTGATGGTTGGCAAGATGCACAAGCTGTGTGGCAAGATCTACTTAATCAACCTATTACCTTAGGTGATGGTACTGTTACAACCTTTGGTGAATTCAATCAGAATGATCCTTCTGTTATTGAAGTAACTCGTTCTTTTGTTCAGGCTAAGGCACGTACTATTCAAGACTTCAATCTTGAGCAGAACGAAATGATGACTCAGCGTAACATGGCTGAAAATGACATCATTAAGATGCTTGAAGAACTGCCTAACGGGTACACTGATGCTGATATTGAAGCAGCAGAAGCACGTCTTGATGAGATTGCTCCTGGTATGGATAGTCAGCGGCTTAATAGTATGATGAAGAACGAGTCTACCAACGCTCTTTATCGTAACAAGATCACCAAACAACTTGAAGATCTTGCTGATCGTGGTCTTTTGACTGAGGAACGTCTCAACAGTATGGGTATTCCTGGTACTATTGCTGCTCAATTTAGAGGTTTAGCTCAGGCTACCAGTAAAGACCGTGCTGCTAACGGTAACTTCAAACCACAGATGGATGCCTTGGCTGCACTTGCTAAGTCTCCTCCGACTATCCAAGCTAAGCCTGATGGTACTTATCATTGGTCAGTACCTTTGATGACGCAACAGCTTCAGAATAGGTTCCTGACTAAGTACTCTGAACTGAAAGCTGCTGGTGATCCTAATGCTGTAAACGCTGCTCTATCTTTTGTACAGCAAGAGTTTGTAGCACAATCTAAGAACCCTCAGTTCTTCTCTACTGATAGCACTAACCTTGGTGGTTATTCTCAATTTACTAGAGCTATTACTCCATCTACTGCCTCCTCTGCACGTATGCAGTGGGTACAAGGTAGTGTTGCAAGGTTAGGTGTTAAAGCATTGGATAGTATTGGTTCTATCTTTACTGTTTCTGAACTCAATCAGATTGAACAGGATATGAAGAAGCCTGGATTCAAAATGGATCCAATGGCTGAGTACATTGGTAGGCAAATGGGTGTTGATCCGTTGACTGTAATCAACAGACAGCGTATTGCATCTGATATGTCCCCAGTTAAACTTCCTGAGTCTGTTGTCAGCTTTAGTCAGACTGTTAACCCTCAACTGAAGCGGATGCTTGATGCTTATGGGACACCTATGTTGTCTACACGGGCGATGACATCTACTCGTACCTTCAACCCTACACTTGTTCCTAAAGGTTATGGTCCTCTTGTTGTAGAGGCTGCACAAAAGGCTGGTATTTCACCAGTGTTTGTTGCTGCTTTTGCAGAGGCAGAGAATCAAAACTGGGATCCTAATGCACTATCTATGGGTGGTGCAGCAGCTGGTGTTGGCTTAATGCAACTCAGTCAAGAGTATCACGGTCCTGGTGCTACAGTGGCTGCACGTGAACGAGCACTTAAAGATCCTCGTCTTAATTTGGAACTTGGTGCTGGTATTCTCAAGAATATCTATCAGAAGTACGGTAACTGGAAAGACTCTATTTATGTGTGGAACATGGGTGAGACTGGTTACAAGAACTGGGTAGATGCTGGTAGGCCTAATACAGCACAAGCTGGTTATGCAAAGAATTTGTACGAACGTTTTGAAAAGGCACGTGCTAAGTATGGTGATGTGTCTGCACTACAAAGTCGTGGTACAATGCGTAGCAGTATGCAACGTTTAGGTCGTGTTAGTTTTGAGAAGCCTTCTTCCGTTGTCTTTGAGACAGCAAGTGGTCAACCTGGTGTAGACCTTTTCTTTGAAAGCAAGCGCTTCCCAGCTGTACTTGATGGCGTAGTTAAAGACATTAGCCGTGAATCTGGTTACGGTAATTACGTAGTTATTGAATCAACTGATCCTAGTACTGGACAAAAGGTAGACGTTCTGTATGGTCACCTTGCAGATGGTATCTCACTACGTCCTGGACAACGCATCTCTGCTGGTGATATTATTGGTACACAAGGTGGTACAGGTAATGTGCGATCAGCTGATGGTACTATTGCTTCAATCGACTTCCTTGCTCCTGCACCGCGTGGTAGTAAGAGCATGGCACCTTATACTAATTTTGATAATTTAAGACGGTTTATTGTCTCACAAATGCAATAGAACTAATGAACGAAGACGATCTCATGCAAGGGATCCTGTATGGTACGCCAAACATGACGGCCGAAGAGGAGCAGCAAATGATGCTGCAAGCAGAACAAAGCCAACAAGACATGCAGCTCATGGAGAACATGGCTCGTCGGCAAATGCTGCAGCAAGCTGCCCCTCAACAGCCTCAAGGATCTACGCAACAACCTGCTCAACCTACGGGTCAAGAGCAACAACAGAAGCCTAAACAAGAGGGCGGTGGACAAAACATCCTCCAACAAACCTTTGACGTTTTATCAGCTCCTGGTAGAGGTATCAATGACTGGTTTGTTGATACTGTTAATATGCTTCCTGGTGTTGAATTACGTAAAGCACCTAAGTTTCAAAGTGATGTTACACAAAGTTTGAGGGAAGCTAGTAGCGTAATTCTTCCTACAATCTTCCTTACGAAAGGTATTGGTAGTGGACTGCAAACAGCTGCTACTGCTAGCCGTGTTAAACTGTTTAATGATCCATTTCTTAAATGGGTTGCACCTAAATTGCTAGGTGCTGGTGTAGGTGCTGGTGTAGATTACACTGTAGAGTTTAACCAAACAGATGATAACCTTAGTGGTACACTGAAGAAATCTTTTCCTGCTCAATTTGGTTGGATTCCTGATAATGTTGCTACGCTTGATAGTGATAGTCCTGATGTAAAACGTGCTAAGAATGTCACTGAAGGTGTTGGTCTTGGTCTCTTTGTTGACTTCGCTGAAGGTATAGGTAAGCTTGTCAAAGGTGCACGTGGAGTAGTTCGTTCTACTCAATGGGTACCCGAGTCAGAAAAGGCTACAGCATGGTTCTCGAAGAACTTAGGTACAGAGACATCTGATGACATTGAGGAGGCTATTGCAGAGTCTGCTGCACGCCGCTCAGATGCTTTGGATGAACTTGGTGATTACAACTTCTCTAAGAACTCTAACCTTGATGAACCTATGCTTGGTGTACATGACCTTTATGGTTATGAAGAATCAGGTATTCGTTCTGTAGACAACCTTGGTGTTGTGGGTGCTGCTGTTGATGTAGCACGTATTACTAACAACATTGATAGTGTTTATGGGCGAGTAGGTAGTGTCATTTCTGAACCTGCACTTAAGTTCGGTCTTGAAGTACCTGAAGGTATGGATACTATCATCCGTGGTCTTGCTACTCAATTGCAAGATGCTGGTGAATACGGGTACAAGACTGCATCTGGTCGTTATATCTCCCACAAAGAAATCATGAATGCTGGTGAAGAACTGGCTATGAATTTCTATAAGATGGATACACCCGAACTTCAACAAGCAATTAAGAAGTGGCAAGGTGTGGATATAGACACAGGTGCTCCTGTACTGAAGAGTGAGGCTTATGCTGCAGTCTTTAAGACCATCAATAAGCTGATGGATGACTACGCTAACATGGATGTTATGCGTGCTCAAGCATATGTCGGTACTTCCTTTGCTGGTCAGGTTTCTGATATGGCACAAGGTGTACGTTTGATGGATGGTACTGCTGCTGTTGATCGAGCACAAGAACAGATCTTAGATCGTCTTGAATTCTTGATGGCACAAAAGGGTATGACTTCATACTCTCGTGGTCGTGCATTGAATATGTTGAACCTTTGGAATCGCTTGACTACCAAAGGTACTGATGTAACAGATGCAGCGTATGCTACTCGTATCAATAATAGCATTAAGGGTGAAGAGAATGCTACCCTGCAAGCTATTGATCGTATCAAAAATGAAGCCAAGCAAACCATTAATACTCTTCGTGAAGTCAAAGCAGAGCGTCCTGATATGCTCGCTCCATTGATGATGGCGTATGAGTTTACTGATGGTAAGGTAGATACAATTTCTAAGCTTAACAACTACGTTCGTAATTCTCTTGGTACTCTCAGTAAAGCCTTTTTTGATGGTGAACCTGAGATCCCTTCTGTTGTGATGCGTGGGTTCTGGTCTAACGTTTATAACTCTACTCTTTCTGCTATTCGTACTCCTATTAGTGCCGGTATTTCTAACATTGCTCTACTTGCTGAGCGTCCTATTGCTCAAGCAGCTGGTGCAATTATCAATGGAGATATGGCTACTTTCCGTAAGGGTTGGTACCAATACTCTGCAGCTTGGGATACGCTAAGTAACTCACTTGGTTACATGAATCAAGTCTTTCGTAGGTCTGCTGCTGATCCTTATGTAATGGAACTGCGTGAAGATACTGGTCTGGCATCAGAAGAGCAGCTTGAATTGCTACGCACATTTGCTGATGCTAAAGCGCAAGAAGGTGAGTATGGTCCTCAAGTTATGATGTCTATTGTAGAGGCACAAAATGACTTGGCTAACCATCCTTGGCTGCGTTTTGGTCAACGTGGTATGCAAGCATTTGACGGCTTTACTCAAGCTGTTACTGCTAACTGGGATGCACGTGGTAGGGCTTGGGATACAGTCACTAAAGGTGGTGTAATTCCTCTTGATAAAAAAGCATCTGATCAGCTGTCTAAAGAAGTCTACTCTGCAATGTTTGACGAAAACGATAACATTACAGATAACGCTGTTCGTATTGCATCTGGTGAGATTTCAATGGCTTTGGATAATCCAGCTAATGATGCTCTTTCTAGTCTTCTTCGTACTGCTCCCATCTTGAAACCGTTCCTCCTATTCACTAAAACACCGCTGAATATGGCTACCTACTTTGGTACTCATAACCCTGTCGGCGCTTTTATTGATAAGGTAAATGCCTTTGATCGTAAGTTCTTTGAAATGAGTGGTCAAGAGGTAGAGCAACTTCTTTCTTCTCGTGGTATTGATTACGGCATGGAAAACATTGAAAGTGTTTATAACACTATCCGTGCTGAATTAAAGGGTCGTAAAGCTATCGGTACACTGGCTGTGATGGGTGCTGTTGGCCTCTTTATGGCCGATAATCTTACTGGTGATGGTCTTTACGACAAAGAAAAACAACGCCTTCGTAGGGATGCTGGTTATCAGCCTCGTTCTATACGTGTACCTGGTGGTAAATGGATCAGCTATGATGGTATTCCTGGTGTAAGCGATTGGCTTGCTTTGACTGCTAACATTATGGATAACTTTGATTCTCTTAACTCTGCTGAGTTGGCTGAAAGTCTTCGTGCTGCTGGTTTTGTGCTTAGTGCTACTATCATTGATAAGTCTATGCTGGCTGCTCTAGAACCGCTTAACGATGTTGTCCGTGGTGATGTTGGTGCTATTAACCGTTGGACTTCTTCTTTTGCTACCAGTGCTTCTATGCCTGGTTCTAGTTTGATGGCTGAGTTTGGTCGTCTCATTACTCCTAACAAAAAAGAGCTTGAGAATAACTTCTTTGATCTTGTTGCTAACCGTAACCCAATCATGAAGCAAGCTTTACCTGATGCACATGATTGGATTGATGGTGGTCTTGTTGGTGAACCTGCTAACTTCTTTGCAAGGGTTTGGAATACCTATCTTCCTTGGAAAGTAAGTGGTGAAGTATCTCCTGAAAAGCAATTCCTGATGGATATTGAATACGATGCACGTCCTACACTTAAAAGCAACGGTCGTGGTGTTGAGTATAGCAATGAAGAACGTTCTGAAGTTACTAGCATGATGGGTAAACAACAGATCTTCAAACGTGAGATCCAGCGTATCATGCAGACAGAAGAAGGAAATACGTTCCGTAAGGAGTTCAAGAAGGCACGAGATATGGGTCTTCAGCCTGAGGTAGATAAATTCAAGAACATCCATCTTTATCTAGATGCTGCTCTTCGTTCTTCTATGCGTTATGCAGAAGCACAAGTTTCCACACGTGATGGTATCCAACAAAAGGTGTACAAGAATCAAACAGTTGAAAACTTCTTGCAAGTTGGTGACCTTGATGGTGCTAAACGCTTCCTTGACAATATGAAACAAACAATGTCTTACTAAATGTAACCATGGCTTTAACTGAAATTACATATACAGGGACCGGTGGAGTTACATTTGGTCCGATCCCGTTTCCTTATCTGGAAGAAAGTGATGTATTGATTACTATCAATGGTACGGTAACTACTGCATTTACTATTGATAACTCAACTAAAATCATCACATTTAGCAGCGCTCCTGCTAATGGTAGCACTATTCGTGTTTACCGTAATACTAATAACGATACACTTGCTGCTACTTTTGTCTCAGGTTCAGCTATTCGTGCTGCTGACCTAAATGATAACTTTACGCAGAACCTGTACGTTATTCAAGAAATTGATAATAATGCCATCCAAACAGATGGTTCTAAGTCAATGGTTGGTAACCTTAACATGGGATCCAACCGCATTACCAATCTTGCTACTCCAGTCGCTGGTACTGATGCTGTTAATCGTAGTTTTGTAGAGGGTGTCTTCTCTTCAGAAGTTCCATTCTTTTACCGCCGATGGTCTAAGACTGCAGTTGGTGGTGAGACTAGTCTTAGTGGAAATGATAATAGCGGTATTGCTCTATCGTATGTACCTGGATCTGAGAAGGTCTTTATTAACGGTGCTCTTCAAGTTCGTGGTGTTGATTATACTGGAACTACTGGTACAACTTTGACTGCTATTCCTGCTTTGACAGCAGGTGATATTGTTGAGGTTCATAGTTCATCTAACTACCTTGTAGGTACAGTACCTGATGGCAGTGTCACCAACGCTAAGGTTGATGGGGGAGCTGGCATCCAGTCCACTAAACTTGCATTTACTCAAGCAGGTACTGGTGCTACTACTAGGACTGTTGATAGCAAGTTGAGGGATGTTGTCTCCGTTAAGGATTTTGGTGCTGTAGGGGATGGGGTGGTTGATGATACGGCTGCTATCAATGCAGCACTCGCTGCTTCAAGTGCAATCTACTTCCCACCTGGTACTTACATCACTACTGGTAACCACAACATTCAAGGAAAGACCTTGATCGGATTCGATAGATACTCTTCTATTATTAAAGCTGCTGGCTCAAACTCTGGTGTAACTATCTTCCGAGGCGCCCAAGCGTCTCCCTCTTCTCCCGGAACATGGGGCAGCGGCGGTGCATTTACACTTGAAAGGCTTGGAATTCATGGGAATTGGAACGGTACAAGTGGTTTGACTCTGGTAGGAAACTATAAGGTTGGAGTGCTGTCTGCAAGTTACAACGCTACTAACAACACAGCTTTAGTTAAGGGTGTGTCAACTGTCTATACTCAAATAAGGGACTGCCAGATTACTTTAGCCTATGAACATGCAGTGATGTTCTACGGCAATGGGTACAGTGAAATCTCTGGCAACATCATTAGTACCAATCGAGGTTCTGGCATTTGGATGGCAGGTGATTCATCCAGCCCTGCTAGCACTAATAGCTCCACTTCGACATCTACTACTTTTGAGGATAACCAGATCGTTGTATGCCGAGGAGAGTCTGGAGCCTTAATAATGAACCTTACCTATGGCTGCGCTGTAAGAGGTAACTTGTTTGAAGCCAACAATTACGGATACAACCTTGGTGAAGGGGCCGATTGTTCTTTCTCTGGAAACTACTCAGAACTTGGTTATGTACCTAATGACGATATTGGTGTTGCACCGGTTCTAATTGCTTCATCTATCTGGGGCTACTCATTTGTTAGCGAAGCATATAATCCAACGGGTGACTATGTTCCAGCCGCGCCTCGTAGCGCAGTTGTTATTAACCGCAGTGGTGTAAGGATTTGTGGTACCCCTGGCTATGGAGGTGCTGGTGTCGCATTTCCTGCAGTGCAAGCTCCTTCTGCTAACGCGAACACTCTTGATGACTACGAAGAAGGAACGTGGACTCCTAGTGGATTTGGTATTACTTTTAGCTCTGCATCAGGTAAGTACACAAAAATTGGAAACCTTGTAACAGTCCAGTTTACTGTTGCGTTCCCTGTTACTACAAATGGAAATATCGCATACATCATTGGGCTACCCTTTACGCCAGGAATAGATTCAGGTGTGGCATTTGGCGCTACAGGTGGTAGAACGCCAATCGACTTCACTTATTCCACCTCTACTGGAAACCCTTATCTTGTTCCAGTGGCAGCCTCTGGAGCCACTTATATGACAAACGCCAACTTTAGCGGTGGTACTCTTGTTGGTACTTGCACCTATTTCATTTGAGGATACCTATGGACACCAAGCAGAGCATTGATCAACTTGAAGTTTTAAAGAATGGAGTGGTTTTCTATCGCACTGTGACCTTGACAGAAAGAAGTGATGCCCAAACGTCGAGTACGTATCATCGTTCAATCCTAGTTCCTGGTCAATCACTTGACGGTATACCGCAGGAAGTACAGAATGTAGCACAAACTGCGTGGACTGCTGAAGTTCTAGCTCTCTGGGTTGAAAGAATGTCAAATCCTGCAGCGTACCACAATATTTAATAAGTACTAATGACAAAAACACGTGACCTTGACCAACCATGATCACCATCCTCGGCATCAAAGTGTCCTATGAGACGCTTGCCTTCTTTGTCCTTTTCATTACATCTGAATACTTGGGAATGACTAAGAAGCGTCGCTCCAACAGTGTTACCCAAGCCATCTCTATGGCTGCTGCTTACTTTAGTAAGATCCGTACTGAAGATGACACAGTACGTCGTATCCGTCGAACCTTTAGAGGGAAGTAATTATCATGGTATTGCTGCAAGTTAAGCAGTACTAC